CTTTGCAACAGTATTTAATCTCGAAAAAATTAAGATAGTTGCTAAATAAAACTAGCAATCCTTTGAGGAGATAGATAAATGGCAACACTTAATTCACCTGGAGTATTGGTAGAAGTTATTAACGAAAGTTTTTATACACCTGCCGCACCAGGAACGATCCCACTAATTTTTGTAGCTTCTGCTAGTAATAAATCAAATAGCAGTAGCTCAGGTATCGCAGCCGGTACGCTTGATGCTAATGCAGGTAAAGTCTGGAGTATTACTAGTCAGCGTGATTTAGCTGACACATTCGGAACTCCTTACTTTGAAACTGATTCAAGTAACAATCCTGTTAATGCAGGAGAAGTAAACGAGTACGGATTACAAGCAGCTTATAGTCTCTTAGGCGTGAGTAGTCAAGCATATGTTGCCCGTGCTGATGTCGACTTAAGTCAACTAGTACCGTTAATTGATCCACCGGGTGGTATGCCTGTATCAGGCACTTACTGGGTCGATACTAGCAATTCATTATACGGTGTTAGTCAGTGGGATGCTACTAATAAAGTATTTGTTAACGTAACTCCATTAATTATTGACGATTCAAATGCAGCTACTGCAGCCGATCTAATTGATATGGATTATCGACCAAAAACAAGTTTCGGAACAATTGGTGATTATGCAATGGTTGTTACAAGTCAAAATACTAATGCATTATGGTATAAAAACACCGACAATGCATGGGTAGAAGTTGGATCAAATTTTGAAACAAATTTTGTTACCGGCAACACATTCAAGAGCACAACATGGCAAACCAGCTGGTCAGTAGTAAAAGGCAGTGCATTTGCCGGCCCGGCCACCGGTGATTTATTTACTATCAATGGTACACTAATTACATTAGGTGCAACAATAACACCGGCCGGAGTTGCTGCTTCGATCAATGCAGTAATGCATTTATCTGGCGTTAATGCTAGAGTTCTTAGTACAGGAGTACTTGCTCTAGTCGCAGATGCTACTGCAAAATCAAACGGTGCAGATGTTGATGGCGGAATTACTTTAACAGACTCAACCCCAGGCAAATTAGCCAAAGTTGGGTTAACTGCCGGTACATATGGTGCTGTTTCTCTAAAGGTACAACCCCATACTAAAGTACCGTCATTCGGCAATAATAAAAATGCCAGCGGAAGCGTTTGGGTTAAAACTACTGCTCCTAATACCGGAGCCAATTGGTCAGTTAAATATTATAACGGTTCGACCCAGAACTGGGGTAATGTTCCTGCTCCGATTTATGCCTCTTCCGACGCTGCAATTTATGCACTAGACAAAGCCGGCGGAAACAAAATTCCAGTAGGTACTTTGTATATTGAAAGCAACTACGATCACGGAACCGGCGCAACAACAAATTCTCAGTTATTAGCTGAGTTTTCAGTACTACGACGTGCCGCTGTAGCACCTACTACTGTTTCGTATTTGTTACCAACCGGGTGGACACAGTTTACCAGCGGTGGTACTTTCCAAGTTTCGGAAACTATTCCAAATGCTACTGGATTTTACAACACAGCAACAGTTACATTATCCGCTGCTGCTACAGTAGCTGACTTTGTAACAGCAGTTAGTGCTGCAAATATGTCATACGTTTCAGCTAGCTACGACAATGTAGCTGGTGTAGTATCACTAAGCCACTCGTTAGGTGGTGACTTTAAATTACTTGACGGTACAGGTACACCATTAACTGGTGCTGGAACTACTAAATTAGGATTTAGTGCTTATAATATGAGTACAAAAACCGGCACAGTTAATTTGTATGCAACGGGCATGTACGAAGCTGACGGGTTCACACTAAGAGCATCTAACTGGAAACCTTTAGTATTCGAAGCTAAATCGAGTGTTCCGACAACAATGCCAGACGACGGCCAATTATGGGTTAGTCCTGTTGTTGACGAAGTAGATATTTTATATCACAACGGAACAACTTGGGTTGGATATCATGATGGCACGGCATTTCCAAACACTAGTCCAAATGGTCCAATTGTTGCTGCAACAGCTCCGCCTCAAACCGGCGGACAGAGCGACGGATCGGATTTAGTTGATGGCGATATTTGGGTTAGTACAGGTGATATTGAAAATTACGGTAAAGACATTTATGTTTGGAACGGTAATAGCTTAAAATGGATTTTACAGGATACTACCGACCACGTAACTACTAATGGATGGCTATTTGCTGATGTACGTTGGGCTACATCGGGTAGTTCTGCAGATTCATCATCGATTAAGGCGTTGTTATTAAGCAACTACTTAGATCCAGATTCTCCAGACCACGCACTGTACCCGGCAGGCACACGCTTATGGAATACTCGTCGTGGCGGATATAATGTTAAAAAGTATGTTCAAAATTACATTAACATTTATGCCAATGATGGAGTTAACCCTCGTTATAATAGTGAGTCAATGTCCAGCTATAAAGTTGATCGCTGGGTAACTGCAAGTCCTAACAGTGAGTTAGGTGTAGGTTCTTTTGGAAGACACGCACAAAGATCATTAGTTGTATCGAGATTAAAAGAACTAGTTGATACAAATACTGCAATTAGAGATACTGATAGATTGATGTTTAACTTAATTGCATGTCCTGGATATCCAGAGCTTACACAAAATATGATTGCGTTCAACAATGATCGTCGTCAGACTGCATTTGTAGTCGGTGATACTCCGTTCCGCTTACCAGCCAATGGAACTGCGTTGTCGGAATGGGGTAATAATACTAACGGAGCATTGGATAACAATGACGTCGGTGCTGTTAGCTACGATAATTACATGGCAATGTATTATCCAAGTGGTTATACTAATGACAACTTAGGAAACTACATTGTTGTACCACCGAGCCATATGGCATTACGTACAATTGCTAGAAGCGATAGTGTTAGCTATCCATGGTTTGCGCCAGCTGGCCTGCGCCGAGGAACTGTTGACAATGCAACTGCTGTTGGTTATGTTGATTCTACAACTGGTGAGTTTGTACAAGCATCATTATACGAAAGTCTAAGAGATGTAATGGCACAAAACGGTCATATCAATCCGATCGCAACATTACCAGGATCAGGATTAACTGTTATGGCTGAATACACTCGCGCTAATGCTGCAAGTGCATTAGATAGAATTGGTGTAGCAAGATTAGTTTGCTACTTACGCAGACAGTTAGAAATTTTAAGCCGTCCGTTCTTGTTTGAACCAAATGACAAGATTACACGTGATGAAATTAAATCTGCTGCAGAAAGTTTATTACTAGAACTAGTAGGACAGCGTGCATTGTATGACTTCATTGTAGTTTGCGATGAATCAAACAACACTAATACTAGAATTGATAGAAATGAACTATGGTTAGATATTGCCATTGAACCAGTTAAGGCTGTAGAGATGATCTACATTCCATTAAGATTGGTTAATACTGGTGCTATCAAAGCAGGTAAGATTTAAAGGTAAATAAAAAAGGATAAGGAGTATTTAGATGGCAATTTCTAGTTTAAGTAAGTTAGGAGTTCCGTTAAACGGAAATCAAAGCGCAAGCAACCAAGGGCTATTAATGCCGAAGCTTGGATACCGTTTTAGAGTATTGTTTCAAAACTTTGGTGTCAGTAAGCCGACTACAGAATTAACTAAACAAGTTATTTCTGCAACTCGCCCACAACCTGAGTTTGAACAGATTGTTTTAGATGTTTACAATAGTAAAATCAAACTAGCAGGCAAACCAAAATGGAATACTATTACGGTTATGATTCGCGACGATGTAAACGGAGCAGTAAGTAAATTAGTAGGAGAACAATTGCAGAAGCAATTTGATTTCTTTGAACAAGCTAGTGCCGCTAGTGGTATTGATTATAAATTTACAACTCAAATTGAACTGCTTGACGGTGGCAACGGAGCATTTAGCCCTACAGTATTAGAAACATTTGAACTCGACGGTTGCTATATTAGCAAGGCCGAATACAAAGGAACTGATTACTCCAAGAGTGAGGCACTAGATATTAACCTCAGTATTGAATATGATAATGCAATTCAAATTAATACTTCTGGCGTACCAAATGGCATCGGTGTTAATGTTGGAAGAACAATTCGTTCATTAGTTACAGGCTAATAGTTAGATATTATATCGTAAAAAACCCGGGACCTTCCGGGTTTTTTTATGACTAAATAATGTTATGGCTAACGCATTTGTAAATTTTTTAACAGGAGCTGCTGACGGTTCAGGCAATTTAAGATCCTACCAGCATGCAACAAGATTATATGTTGATAATAACTACCAACTTACTCCTAAAGCAGGATGGATTTATTACGTAAAAGTAAATG